CAAGCAAAAGGGATCCCGTGTGCTGTGGGGCTTTGGCGACGGTGATGCGAATCTTGACGGAACGAGCCCGCCAAAGTACGAAAGGCAACGCCGCCAAGCCGGCAGGTGAGAGCACAAGCAAGGTCTTTGACTGGTAGGTGACAGTGGTGAACGTGGTAGGGGCTGGGGAAAAGGTGGCAATGATGGTGCCATGAACATCGGACGAAGAGGTCGATCCGGAAATCATGATTACCCGCATGCCGCCCATGTCAGCGATGGTAGGAGTCGTCAAGTCCGGTGCAGAGGCAGCGACGGAGTTGAGTTGAGCCATGCCAAGGGGTGCCGCAGAGGACACCGCATCCACGTTGGTGAAGCCCATGCCAGAATAGGCTCCCGTGCGGTCGGGCATCGCGGGCTCCGGGGGATGAGAAAATCCCAAAGCGGCGAGCAAAGGATCAGCAATTGCAATAGCAGAGCCGACCATGGACTGCACAGTGGAACCCAGGCTGGAACGGACGACAGGAGCCCCACGATACCTTGCGGCACCGCGGTTGCTGAGCTCGTCGCCTGCCAGGGGAACACGGGCGTTGGAGGTCTCAAGGGAGGGCGCCACAAAAGTGCGGCATGCCGGCATTGCTGCCGGGGGAGGTCCCTGTGAGTCTTCCGGACGCTCGAGGTCGAGGTGGGGGTGGGAAAACGTCGCCGAGGTGGGATCGCGCTTGATACGCGCGAGCCACCCCTCCCAAGTTACCATGTGGCACTCGGGAATGGGCCAGCTCCGGTCACGCAGAACCCGGCCGAATCGTGCATGGACCTGGTCGAAGTATTCTTGACCCCACATGGCCGACTCCCCAAGAATTGCCGGGTAGACACTCTCGAAGTAGACCTGGAAGGATGACATTGAGCGGGGGTAAAACCGCAATATGTTCTCCAACGAGGACTTGCACAACGGAGCGTACACCCAACCATTCAAGGGGAGGAAGCCGCGGGAAATGAAGGACGACTGTTCGATAGGAAGGTCGCAAGGGGGCTGAGTCTTGTCTTCAGGGGAAGTAGCCGTGAGGCCAATATCAAGAAGGCGAGAGGTGAACTTGCCCTTGTCCATATTCTGCAGTTGCTTTGACGTGTAGTCATCGCCGTAATGCATAGGATGGGAAGCGAGGTAAATCTCGAATGCCTCGGTCGGGGTACAGCCACGCGCAAAACGTATGGCCTCCACGATGGCGAGGCGAGACAAGAGATCATCGACAATGCTAGTATTCCAAAGTCCAGAAGTCACAAAAAGTTCGAAGCGGAAACGAGTCCCACTGAGCTCCACATACACGTGTCGCATGTGCCGAAACAATGCACAGGCAGCGCGATAATGGGGAAGCTCAATGATACCCTTGTCCAACAAACCCTTGTAGTACATGTGTTGA